GAGGACCTCAAGTCGAAGTTGGCCGAAGCTGCAAAGCGTTTGAAGAACGCGCCGTCGTCGAAGCAGACGGCGATCAGGGGCAACATCGACGACCTCAAGTTCAAAATCAGCGAGGCGCAGCGTCGACTGAATGCGATCGACGGCAAGACGGCCGTGACGTATGTCCTGATGAAGACGAAGACGTCGAACGCGGGGACCGTCTTTCACGAGGGCGGCAACTACGCCAGCGGCGGCCCTATCGGATTCCCTGGCGGCGGCCCGATCAGCGGCCCCGGCACGGGCACCTCGGACAGCATTCCGATCATGGCCTCGAACGGCGAGTACATGATCAACGCACGTTCCACCGCCAAGTACCGCAGCCTCATTGAGGCCATCAACGCCGACAACCTCGGCACGGGACGCGGCATGCCCGGAGCTGGTGCGGCTGTAGCTCAGGGCCTGGCATCCGGCATGGCTGGTGCCGTCTCCGGTGTCGGGGCGGCTGCCCGCACGATGGCGGCAGCGGTGACATCCGGCATCAAGGAGGAGCTGCAGATCGCGTCTCCGTCGAAGAAGACGAAGGCCCTCGCGAAGGACGTCGGGAAGGGCTTCATCGACGGGCTGACCGGCAGCCGCGACAAGATCAAGTCAGTGTCGAAGGATCTCGCGACCGACGTGCGGACGGCGTTCTCCGGAAAAAAGGAGTCCGGGCTCCTCAAGATGATCGACAAGCAGACGAAGCGTCTGCTCGACGCGGCGACGAAGCGCGACAAGCTCGCAGCGAAGATCACCGAGGCGAAGAAGTACGCCAGCGACGTCACCAACGCGGCCCGCGAGAGCGCCGGTCTGTCCAACCTGGGCATGGAGCCCGAGCAGGTCACGGCTGGCGGTATCAAGGCCGGGCTCGCCAGCAAGTTGGCGCAGCTCAAGCAGTTCACCAAGTATGTCGACCAGCTGGCAAAGCGCGGCCTGAACAAGAGCCTGCTGCGTCAGATCCTCAACATGGGCCCCGAGGCCGGTTACGCCTACGCCAGCGCCCTCGCCGGGGCGGACAAGAACACGTTCAAGTCCATCAACTCCCTGCAGGGGCAGCTGGACAAGTCCACGACGACGCTCGGGCAGGTCGGCGCGGACCGCCTGTACGACGCCGGGAAGAACGCGGGCAAGGGGTTCCTGAAGGGGCTGGAGGGCCAGCAGAAGGACATCGAAAAGCTGATGATGTCCATCGCCAAGGGCATGCAGAAGTCCATCAAGAAGGCCCTCGGCATCAAGTCCCCGTCCACCGTCATGGCCCAGCTCGGCGCGTACTCCACGCAGGGCCTGGCGCGCGGCCTGGTCGACGGGGTGCCCGTCCTCGACCGCGCCCTCGACGTGGTGACCGGCCGCGTGGCCGGCGCGCGCCCTGTCCTCGGCCGCCCCGCAGGCAGGGGAAGCGCAGGAGGCGTCGTCATCAACCTCAACGTCGAGGTACGGCCCGGCGCCGACGCCCAAGCGGTGTGGCGGGAGATCCGGCAAGGCCTGCTCTCCCTCAAGCGCGACCTCGGCGGCGGCAGCCTCGGCCTGGCCTGAAAGGGGGACAGCGTGACACGTCCGATCGTCGAGATCGCCTTCGGCTACAGCCTGACCTCCGCATCCCCGGTGCGGACGGACATCACCCAGTACGTCGACCTCGCCGAGTCGGGGATCTCCACCACCCGGGGCGCTCAGGACGAGCTGTCCGAGACCCAGCCCGGCACGGCCACCCTGACCCTCGACAACAGCGACGGGCGGTTCACAGCCGCCCGGACGGCGTCGCCGTACTACCCGAGCGTCAAGAAGAACGTGCCCATCTGGGTCTCCATCGCCACCATGGACGTGGCCACCGGGGCAGCGCCCTGGCCGATCGCCCAGCTCAGCGACGACTTCGACGACGGCCGCATCAATGCGGCTCTGTGGACGACGGCCGGCGGGGCGACCGAGACCAACGGCCGCATGCGTCTGCCGGTCACCCCCGGCGTCACCTCCCGCTACACCAGCAACCGCGCGTGGACCCTGACCGGGTCCAAGCTCACCGCCAAGCTGTGCACGATCCCCGCGGCAGGTGGCTCGTCCTCCGCGTCGCTAAGCATGTACGTCTACTCGCAGACCAGCGGGACCCGCTTCCGCTGGCAGTACAACGCGCTCACCGGCCAGCTCCTCGCGCTGAACGAGGTGGCGTCGTCGGATGCGTCGCCCACCAGCCTCACCTACAGCCCGGTCGACCACGCGTGGCTGCGCATCCGCGAGGCCTCCGGCACGGTCTACTTCGAGACCAGCCCCGACGGCTTCGGCTGGACGGTACGCCGCTCGCTGGCCACTCCCGCGTGGGTGGCCAGCGACCAGGCGCAGGCCGAGTTCGCCGCGTTCCGTTCCGGAGGCGTCGCCGACTTCGCCGAGTGGGATCTGGTCGGCGCCGAAGTCTGGCCCCGCTTCTACGGCATGGTCAACGAGTGGCCCCTCGAATGGGAGGGCCTCGGCGCGAAGGTCACCATCCCCTGCACAGACGCGATCAAATGGACCGGGATCAACAAGGATCTGCGGCCCATGCTGGTCGAGGAGATCCTCCTCGACCGGCCCACCGCCTACTACCCGCTGTCCGAGCCGGCCGACTCCACCACGGCCGGAGACCTGTCGGGAACATCGGGCGTCGGCACGCTGTCCATCGTCCAGGCGGGCAGCGGCGGCACCCTCACCTTCGACTCGGGCACCGGACCGGCGGACGATCTGGGCTGCCCCACCTTCACCCCGGCCTCGATCAGCGCGGGCAAGTACCTGACCGCCGACCTGGGACAGGGCTTCGTCGACGCCAACCTGAACTTCCGGGTGCGCGCGGAGGCCTGGTTCACGACGTCGACCAACGGCCGCGTGCTGATGGCGCTGGCATCGGCGGACCTGGGCACCAAGATGGTCGTCCTGCTGGAGTCGGGCACCGGGAAACTGGTGGTGGAGAAGGACCAGAACGCGGCGGGCACCCAGACCTATACGTTCGCCACCCCGAACCTGGCCGACGGCCTCTTGCACCACTTCGTCTACAACGAGTTCGCGAACGAGCTGTACGTCGACGGCGTGCTGTACACGCTGTCCGCCTTCAACGGCACCGATCTGCGGACCCTGACGGTGGGCGGCTTCGCGAACACCCGGCTGTGGGCGGGCACGATCGCCCAGGTCGCCGTCTACTGCCGGTCGGTCACCTCCGCCGAGCTCGTCACTCACTACACGACCGGTACGACCGAGCACATCGGCGAGGCCGCCGACGTGCGCATGGCGCGCCTCGCCTCCTACGTCGGGCTCACCGTGACCGCCCAGGGGTCGCCGTTCGACGCCATGGCCTCACAGAAGGCCCTGGGCAAGGAGGCGTTGGCGCACCTGCGGGAGATCGAGACCACCGAGAGCGGGAAGCTGCTGGCCTCGCGGTCCGATCCGTCGCTCGTCTTCCAGAGCCGCGGCCTGCGCTACAACCCGGTGCCGGCGATCTCGCTGGAGTACGCGGACCTGGAGACCAACGGCGTGAAGTACGCCGACGACGACCAAAAAATGATCAACATTGTGGAGGCCTCGCGGCAGGGAGGCGCCACCCAGCGCATCATCAATCAGGATGCGGTGAGCACCTACGGCCCGTACAAGCAGACCCTGGACCTGTTCAAGAACAGCGACAACTCGGTCACGGACGCGGCGAACTGGCTCGTCAGCAGGTACTCGGATCCCCCGCCGGAGATCCGGCAGGTGCCCGTCGAGGCGTACAGCATGCCGCTGGCCACCTACCGCGCCTTGCTTGCGGCCGACGTGTCCACCGTGCTGTCCCTGACCGGATTGCCCGATCAGGCCCCGGCCGCGACGGCGACCGTCACCGTCGAGGGCTACACCGAGACGATCAGCCTGAGCCGCCATCTCATTGACTTCCACACCAGCCGCGCCGACACCGACAACGTGTGGATCCTCGACGACTCCACGTACTCGGTCCTTGGCTCCACCAGCCGACTGGCCTACTAGGAGGTGCAGATGATCCCCGTCGAGCGCGCCGAGTCGTTCTACCTTCCCCCGCCGGACCAGCCGCCGGACGCATGGGCGCTGATACCCGCAGCTGAACGCGTTTTCCGGTGGGCCGAGCTGCGGCAGCAGCGCCGCCTCGAGGCACCCGGCGGGTTCCTGCTCGGTCACCTCATCTACGCCCGGATCAACCACAACCGGTGGGTGGCCGACTGCCCGTGCGGCTCCGCCCAGGTGATCTCTCCGGCCGATCCGCGGTTCGCCTGCACGGAGTGCGGGGCCGGCTGGTTCCGGCTCGTCGTCCCCGCCGACCCCGAGGCGGTCGAGGCGGAGGTGTCCGACCAGCTGCCGCACGAACGCAACTGGTGGAACCCCGACGATCCCGATCCGTGGGGCGTGGCATCCGAGCCGGCCGCCGTCGAGACGGAGCGGGAGGCGACGGCGTCATGACGTTCGCACCACGCACCTGGGTGGTCGGCGAGGTGGTCTCGGCCGCCCTCCTGAACAGCGAGATCCGCGACCAGTTCAACAGCATCCTCGCCGCCTGGTCGACGTATGCGCCGGTGTGGGGAGCGACGGGCACCGCCCCGGCCCTCGGCAACGGCAGCCTCAACGGCCGGTACATGAAGGTCGGCCGGACCGTGCACTTCGAGGCCACGATGATCATGGGCTCCACCAGCACCTACGGAACAGGCAGCTGGACCATGACGCTGCCCGTGGCCACCGCCACGAAGTCCACGACCGGCAACGCCGTCCTCAGGTTCTACGACTCCTCAGCAGGCGCGAACTACGTGGGCGTCGGCCAGATCGGATCTGCCGACACCGCGGCCCGCTTCTTCGCGCAGTCCGGCAGCACCGCCAACATCGCCACGGGCGTGCCCTTCGTTTGGGCCGCGAGCGACGAGTTCCGCCTGTCCGGCACCTACGAAGCCGCTTCCTGAGGAGACGCTCATGGCTGAGGTCACCGGCTACACCATCACCGTCGGCACCAAGTACGACAACCTCCACACCGTCGAGTGCCCAGGCTGGGGCGCCCCGGAGGACGTGCTGCGGCAGATCGCCGCCGTCCTCAAGGCCGACCTGGAAAGCCGCAACGCGACCGAGGTGTACAGCACGAGGATCACGCGCCACGAGAAGGACGACGTGATCCTCGACGAGCCCGCCCCCTGACACCACCCACCCCGAGCCCCGAGCCGCTGGCCGGGGCTTTCTTCATGCCCAGAAAGGGGCTGCCCTCATGTCCACTCCTGCCTGGCGCCGCCTGGTCGACCACGTGATGGCCGTACCCGAGCGCGTCTACGAGCACTGGAACAGCCGCGACGGCTGGGACAACCACACGTCCTTCGGCCAGGAGTACGGCTGGGACGGCGTCGCCTGGTGCGCGATCTTCGACTGGGACATGTACCACGACGTCGGCCTCGACGCGATCGTCCCGAAGACGGCCAGCGTCGCCGCGATGGCGGCCTGGGCGAAGCAGCGCGGCCAGTGGTCCGAATACCCGTCCGTCGGCGCCTGGGTCGATTTCGGCGCGGGCGCGCACACGGAGATCGTCGTCGGGTTCGACGCCGGCACCGTGTTCACCAAGGGCGGCAACAGCGTGAAGGCCGGGTCGACCGACGCCGGGCAGGGCAACGGCGTCTGGTCCCACGCCACGCCGCGCGGATCCGCGCGGGTCACTGGCTACTTCGCGCCCCGCTTCCCGGACGGCGTCTGCCCGCCGACTGCGGACCCCCGGGACCCGCGCGGCGGTAAGGCGGTCGCGTCCTGGCGCTGGTCGCCGCCCGCCCCGGCGGTGAAGCCGTCCGTGTCCCTCGCGCACGTCGTGTACGCGGCGAAGCGCGACCCGGCGGCGGCGCAGGGCCACACCTCGCACAAGGCCGAAGTGCTGCTCGTCGAGAAGGCGTTGAAGGCTGAGGGGTTCCTCGCGGCCGGGTACGTCGACGGCTCGTTCGGCACCAAGTCCGTCGAGGCGTATGCCCGCTGGCAGCGCTCCCCGGCCGGCGGCGGCTACACCGGCAGTGCCGCCGACGGCATCCCCGGCAAGGCCTCGCTCAAGCTGCTCGCCGCCCGGCACGGCTTCACCGTCACCGACTGAAAGAGCGCCACCATGAAAGACACCTCCAAGCGCACCGCGCGCACCGTCCTGCAGACCGCGGTCGGTGTCGCCGTGGCCCTGCCCGGGATCGTCGACGCGTCCGGCGTCCCCGCGGCCCTGCCCTGGGTCGCCGGATCGCTGGCGGTCGCGGGCGGCTTCGCCCGCGTCATGGCCCTGCCTGGCGTGCAGCAGCTGCTGCCCGCCTGGCTGCGCACCGACGAGGCGAGCCGCGAATGACCACACCAGACCCGGCCGTCGCCGTCGCCGTCGAGCTGGAACGGCTCCGCGGCACCGTCGAGGCCGGGTTCGCCCGCGTCGACGGACAGCTCGCGCTGCTGGTG